AGACTGATACATTCAGAGGTTGGTTATGTGGTAACTGTAACACAGGACTAGGTGGCTTTAAGGATGACAAAGATAAAGTATATAGAGCTTACGAATATTTGAAAGGACATAGACCATGAACTGTTGGCACTGTAACACTGAGTTAATATGGGGTGGTGACCATGATATTTATATACAAGATGGGTATAACTTTGATGGTATAGTTACCAATCTATCATGCCCTAAGTGTCCTACTTATGTGGACGTATGGTTAAAAATGGGAGATGATATAGATGATAAGATTACTAATTGATGGAGACATCGTAGCATACAAAGCTGCTACTAGTGCAGAGACACCTGTTAACTGGGGTGAAGGTCTTTGGACTTTACACTGTTGGGAAGACGATGTTAAAGCTAGAGTTGATGAACAGATAACTAAGTTAATGGAAGCTCCTGTTGACAATCATCTTATAGCTTTCACAGACAAGACTAACTATCGTAAGGACATTGCTCCTTACTACAAACTAAATCGTAAAGAAGTACGTAAGCCTATGTTACTTAACTGGGCTAAAGAATATATGAATCAAGAATACAACGTTGAGATATGGAAAGGATTAGAAGCTGATGACGTACTGGGTATACTTGGTAGCCAAAGCGAAAGAAATATTATATGGTCTGCAGATAAAGACTTACTCACTATACCTGCAAAGCATTGGATTAATGGAGAAGTGGTTACTATTACTGAAGAAGAAGCTGACTACCAGTTCTACTATCAAACACTTGTGGGGGACACTACTGATAATTACAAGGGGTGTCCTAGTGTGGGTGCTGTTAAAGCTCAAAAGATTCTTGAGGGGAATTGTACGTGGGAGACTGTTGTCAATACGTTCAATGCTCAAGGACTATCAGAAGAAGTAGCTTTAGAGAATGCAAGACTAGCACGTATCCTACGTGATGGAGAATATAACAGAGAAACAGGAGAAGTAAAACTATGGACACCAAAGTAGATATGGTAAACAACCCACCACATTATAACAAAGGTAAGATAGAAACTATAGACTATATAGTTGATGTCTTAGGTGAGTGGGAGGCAGTGAGTTATTGTCAAGGTAATATCATTAAGTATCTAAGCACTAGATTATTTACTAAAGGTGACCCACTACAAGATGCTAAGAAAGCAAGATGGTATCTTGATAAGATGATTGAACTACTAGAAGAAACAAAGGGGAAGAACTGGTAATGGATTTTAAAACATATCAAAAGTTAGCTAATGCTACAGCAATATACAACAGTAAGTTTTCTATACTATATCCTACACTTGGATTAGCAGGTGAGGCAGGTGAGGTAGCAGAAAAAATTAAGAAGATTATCAGAGATGATAAACAAATCGTAGATGAGAAAGAAGACATAGCTAAAGAACTAGGTGATGTATTGTGGTACATTGCTGCTATAGGTAGAGACATAGGATACAGTCTTGAAGTTATAGCTGAGATGAACATAAATAAATTAGCTGACCGTAAAGAAAGAGGAAAGATAAAAGGAGAAGGGGATAACAGATGAACAACTTACTACCAACAGACTATCAAACATTCATAGCTACTAGTAGATATGCTAGATGGTTAGAAGAAGAGAACAGAAGAGAGACATGGGGTGAGACTGTAGGAAGATACATGTCCTTCTTAAAGAAAAGCACAGACAAGGTAGAGCCTGAGGTATGGGAAGAACTAGAAGAAGCTATACTTAATCTACAAGTTATGCCTAGTATGAGAGCCTTGATGACTGCAGGTGTTGCAGCTGAAAGAGATAACACTTGTATCTACAACTGCTCCTACTTACCTGTTGACCACATACGTGCCTTTGATGAGGCTATGTTTATCCTACTATGTGGTACAGGTGTAGGCTTTAGTGTAGAGAGACAATCAATATCTAAACTACCTGACATCCCTGCTGAGTTAAACCAAAGTAATGATGTTATATTTGTAGAAGATAGTAAAGAAGGTTGGGCAAAATCTTTACATAAGTTATTGTCACACCTCTACACAGGTGACATACCTAAGTGGGATGTGTCTGCTGTACGTCCTGCAGGTGCTAGACTTAAGACCTTTGGTGGTAGAGCTAGTGGTTCACAACCTTTAGTAGACTTGTTCAACTTTGTAGTAGAGAAGTTCAAAGGTGCTGCAGGTAGAAAGCTTAACTCTATTGAGTGCCATGACATCATGTGTAAGATAGGTGAGGTTGTAGTTGTAGGTGGTGTTAGACGTTCAGCTATGATAAGCTTGTCTAACCTAAGTGATGGACGTATGGCTAAAGCTAAGTCAGGTTCATGGTGGGAGAATGAAGGACAACGTGCACTAGCTAATAACTCTGTTGCTTATACAGATAAGCCTGACATGGAAGGGTTTATGAGAGAGTGGTTATCTCTTGTGGAATCTAAGTCAGGTGAGAGAGGTATCTTCTCAAGAGTAGCAGCAGATAAACATGTGGCTATGAATGGACGTAGAGAAACAGGACATGAGTGGGGTACTAATCCTTGTTCAGAAATAATCCTAAGACCCTACCAGTTCTGTAATTTAACTGAGGTTGTTGTACGTGAGTCAGATGATAAAGAAAGTCTTAAGAAGAAAGTAAGACTAGCTACCATACTAGGTACAATACAATCTACCTTTACTCACATGCCCTACCTACGTAAGATATGGCAGGAGAATACAGAGCAAGAGAGATTACTAGGTGTATCACTAACTGGTATTATGGATAACAGAGTATTATCTAAGACACTAGATAGTAAGACATGGTTAAAAGAGATGAAAGAACTAGCTATAGATACTAACATCTACTACTCTGCTATCTTAAAGATACCACAATCAGCAGCTATTACATGTGTCAAACCATCAGGTACTGTGTCACAGTTAGTTGATAGTGCTTCAGGTATTCATGCTAGACATAGTGACTACTACATTAGAACTGTACGTGGAGATAATAAAGACCCACTAACTATGTTCTTAAAGGACAGTGGTATACCTGCTGAACCATGTGTTATGAAGCCAGACTCTACTACAGTGTTTAGCTTCCCTACTAAATCACCTACTGGTTCTGTTACACGTAACGTGATGACTGCTATAGAACAGTTAGACTTATGGAAACACTATGCCTTAAACTGGTGTGAACATAAACCTTCTGTAACTATCACAGTTAAAGATGAAGAGTGGATGGAAGTAGGAGCATGGGTGTATAAGAACTTTGAGATATGTTCAGGTATTTCTTTCTTACCTCATAGTGACCATACATATGCTCAAGCACCTTATCAAGATATAACAGAGGAGGAGTATAATGACCTCAAGAAACAGATGCCTACTAAGATTGATTGGACTGCTTTATCGTTATATGAGAAGAAAGATACTACCAACAGTAGCCAAACTTTAGCTTGTACTGCTGATGGTTGTGAGATAGTTGATATCTAAAGTTACAACATTAGCGAAAGTTTGCATACATGAAATTACTAGGCAACGATTTTAACATTACAGATGGGTTACTTAACCATCTAAAAGTGTTATACCCTAACAAACTTCCGTTAGAACAAGTGTCCCCTGAAGAACTAAGCTTTCTCAGGGGTCAACAATCTATAATACAGAAGCTTGTTGAATTACAAAACAACGATTTTAACACAGAGGAATAAAATATGGGTGGATTATTTGGTGGGAAAAGTCCCAAACCACTCCCTACTCCTGCACGTCCTGTCACAGCTGTGGCTAAAACTCCAGACATAGAGTTAGACGATACAGATTTAGAGAGTACAACATTAAAGAAAAAGAAAACAGGTAAGAAAGCTTTAAGAGCAGATTTAGCTATGGCTGATTCAACTCAAACAGGAAGCACAGGGTCTGGTTTACAAATACCAAAAGGATAATATTATGGGAGCTTTACTACTTGCAAAAGATACAGGTGAAATGAAGAAGCTAACAGGTAGGGATTCTAAAGATATAGACCAGAATACTACTATGCCTTTCAATGATGAAGAACCTGAACCAACAGAAGCTGTCTCAGATAGCAAATATAAAAAGAATAAAGTTCAACTAATGCCCTTTATAGAAGGGGGTATACCTAAGGATTAAGATATGGAAATGGAAACAGGAAGTGTGGCTAAACGTTATGGTCAGCTTGAGAGTGAACGAGATACGTTCCTTGAGAGAGGACGTGAAGCTGCTAAACTAACTATACCTACTCTTTTACCAGAGGAAGGACATAGTAGTTCATCTATATATCCTACACCTTATCAAGGTATTGGAGCAAGAGGTGTAAATAACTTAGCATCTAAATTATTACTTGCACTACTACCACCTAACAGTCCTTTCTTTCGTTTAACTATTGATGACTTTGATTTACAAGCTATAGCTGGTGATAACAGAGGTCAAGTTGAAGAAGGACTAGCACGTATTGAACGTGCAGCTATGGCAGAGATAGAGTCTAAAGCTATTAGAGTACCAGCTTTTGAAGCCCTTAAACTACTTATAGTAACAGGTAACTCACTAGTATACATGCCTAAAGAAGGTGGTATGAAGGTGTACAGACCAGACCGTTATGTTACTAAACGTGACACAATGGGTAACTTACTTGAAGTTATTACTAAAGAAAGTGTTAATGTCTTAAACTTACCTGAGGAAGTAAAGGTATTATTACCTGAGTCTGACTCCCCTGTAAAGAACTATGACTTGTATACTAAGGTGTGTCTTGTTGATAGAGGGTGGGAAGTATATCAAGAGGTGTCAGGTATAGAAGTACCTAACTCACGTGGTATGTTTAAGAAAGACCAGAACCCTTACATCCCCTTACGATTTATTCGTATTGATGGGGAAGATTATGGTAGAGGTTTCATCGAAGAATATCTAGGTGACCTACGTAGTTTAGAAGCATTAACTCAGTCTATTGTACAAGGTTCAGCTGCTTCTTCTAAAGTATTATTTCTTGTACGTCCTAATGGTACAACAAAGTCTAGCAGTTTAGCTAAAGCTCCTAATGGTGCTTTCATAGCAGGTGATGTTAATGACGTTTCAACATTACAAGTACAAAAAGCTAGTGACTTTCGTGTAGCCTTAGAAACTATGAGAATGATTAACGATAGATTAAGTGCAGCATTCTTGTTAAACACTAGTGTACAAAGACAAGCAGAACGTGTCACAGCAGAAGAGATACGTTTCATGGCACAAGAACTAGAGACTTCTTTAGGTGGTGTATATTCTATACTGTCTCAAGAGTTTCAGTTACCATTAATAAACTTACTACTTGAATCACTAACGAAGCAAGGCAAGATGCCACGTATGCCTAAGGAAAGTATCAAACCTACAGTAGTCACAGGTATTGAGGCACTGGGACGTGGACAAGACTTAAACAAATTAGCTACATTCTTGCAATATCTACAACCATTAGGTCAAGAGATTATTGCTAATGAGATGAATGTAGGAGATTACATAGACAGACTAGCAGCATCACTAGGTATTGATACTTCTGGCTTAATTAAATCTGAAGAGCAGAAGATGCAAGAACAGATGATGATGCAACAACAACAACAAGCAATGTTAGAACAACAAACAGTAGCTGGTATGGCACAAGGTGCTGCACCTAATTTAGCAAAGGCTGCTGTAGAAGAAGGATAATAATATATGGCAGACTCAATTAATACTTTTCAACCAGATGCTCCAGAATCTGAAGAACATCAACAAGCTATGCTTGACAGAGAAAGAGTAGAAGAGGTAGATGAACGTCCTGAGTGGCTACCTGAAAAGTTTAAAAGTCCAGAAGATATGGCTAAAGCTTACGCATCTTTAGAATCAAAACTAGGACAACCTAAAGAAACTACAGAGGAAACAGAAGTATCCCCTACTGAAAGTCCATCTGAAGTTGCAGACCTATTAGATAGTAAAGGTCTAGATTTCTCAGCATTTCAAGAAGAGTATGCTGAAACTGGTACACTATCAGAGGAAGCTTATCAAGCTTTACAAGAGGCAGGTTTCTCTCAGCCTCTGGTAGATTCTTGGATAGCAGGACAAGATGCTCTTGCTGAATCCACTAAACAAAGTGTATATTCTCTAGCAGGTGGAGAAGAACAGTATGCTAGTATGGTAAACTGGGCTTCTCAAAATCTACCTGAACATGAGATAGATGCTTTTAATGCAACAATGAATACGCAAGATAGAAATATGATTCAACTTGCTGTTCAAGGGATGTTTGCACGTTATCGTTCTGAAGCAGAACCTAACCTTATACAAGGTAACAATAGTTCTGGAGCTTCAGGTGGGAAATTTGAAAGTACTGCACAAATGACTGCTGCTATGGCAGACCCTAGATACGCAAATGACCCAGCCTACAGACAAGAGGTAGCTAATAAATTAGCAAGGTCAAGTCTGTTCTAATATTGTTGTTCAGGTTGGGGGAGTATTCCCCCTTCCTTTTAAGTACACGATTAACTTGGTGTATTTAAAAGGAACTGATATCATTCCTACACACTAAGCTAAAAGACAAACGATTACCCCTGACCCCTTGCGAGGGACAATCTTGGAGAAAGGATGT